CGCGGCCGGTCGATCTCGCAGTCGACGGAGCCGCCTTACTCAAGGCGGCGATCATCCCCGTCGTCCTCCACTACGCGACCGCCGACCCGCTTTCCTGATCCCTTGAGACGAGGACACCGACATGGCACGCGCGCAAGGGGCGCGGGCGCAGATGGCGCTCGCCTTCGAGACCACCTATGGCACGCCGCCGGCGAGCGGCTACACGCGAATGCCGTTCGCCAGCACGACACTCGGCGCGGAACAACCGCTGTTGAACTCCGAACTGCTTGGATACGGCCGCGATCCCCTGGCGCCGATCAAGGATGCCGTGAAGGTGGATGGCGACGTGGTCGTGCCGATCGACGCCGAGGCCTTCGGCTTCTGGCTGAAGGCTGCCTTCGGAGATCCCAACACGACCGGCGCGGGGCCCTGGACTCATGAGTTCCAGTCCGGCAGTTGGATCTTGCCGAGCCTCTCGATCGAGACCGGCATGCCCGAGGTGCCGCGCTTTGCGATGTATTCGGGCTGTGTGCTCGATCAGCTCACCTGGCAGATGCAGCGCTCGGGGCTGCTGACAGCGACCGCGCGGCTGGTGGCGCAGGGCGAGACGGTCGGCGCCACGACCGGCGCCGGCACACCCGCCGCGTTGGAGCTCAAGCGCTTCGGCCATTTCAACGGGGCGATCAGCCGCAACGGGTCGGCGCTCGGCAACATCGTCTCCGCCGAGATCACCTATGCCAACAATCTCGACCGGATCGAGACCATTCGCGCGGATGGGCGCATCGATGGCGCGGACCCGTCCATCGCCGCACTCACCAGCCGGATCGAGGTGCGCTTCGCCGATCAGACGCTGGTAAGCCAAGCGATTAATGGCGAGCCCTGCGAGCTGGAGTTCGCCTACAGCCCGCCGTCGGGAGAGAGCTTCACCTTCACAGTTCATGCCGTCTTTCTGCCGCGCCCGCGCATCGAAATCCAGGGACCCCAGGGCGTGCAGGCAACCTTCGACTGGCAGGCCGCCAAGGACGGCACGCTGGGCCGCATGTGCACCGCCACCCTCGTCAACGACATCGAGAGCTATTGATCCATGATCAGACTGGACCTTTCCCGCGAGCCTAGCTGGCTCGACCTCGGCCATGGCGTGCGCTTGCGCGCGCTTCCGCTCACCACCGCGCTGATGGTGGCCTCCCGTAGCGATGCCCAGGTGGAGGCGCTGCCCGAGAGCGCCACCGACGAAGAGCGCGCCGTCGTCTTCGCCAAGGCCATCGCCCGGCGCGCGGTGACGGATTGGGACGGCGTCGGCGATGCGCAAGGTGATCCGGTGCCAGTGTCGCCCGAGGGCATCGACGCACTGCTCGATGTCTGGCCGATCTTCGAGGCCTTCCAGCTCGCCTATGTGGCCAAGGGCCTGATGCTGGAACAGGAAAAAAACGCCTCTGCGCTCTCGCCGAGTGGCACTTCGGCGGGGGCGATCGCTACTGCGAGGCCTGTCCGCAAGCGTGCCCGGACTGCCCCGCGCGCCTGAACCGCCCCGCAACCTATGAAGGCTGGCAGGTCTGGGATCTGGCGGGCCGGCTCGGCGGGCAGCTCCGCGCGAGCTCCGGCGCGGTGCTCGGGCTCGACATGGGCGCGGCACTCGCCATGGCGCAGGCGCTGGGCATCGACACGCTGGTTGCCGCCGAACTGCTGCCGGAGATCGAGGCGGTGATGGTGCGCAAGCTCAACGAACGGATCGAGGTGTCGAAGGATGGCTGAGAAGCGCGTGTCGGTCCGGCTCGCGGCCGTCGGGGGCCAACAGGTTCGCGCCGAGCTCGAGGGCGTGGGCGAGGCCGGCAAGCGCGGGTTCGGTCGTCTCAGCCAGGAGATGGAAGCCGCCAATGCGCGCCTAGGCGCCTTCTCGCGCCGGGTGAAGGTCGCGGCCGCGGCCGCTGTTGCGGCGGCCGCCGCGGCAGGCGTGGCGATGATCCGCTCAGGCCTGCAGGTCGTGGACGCCCAGACCAAGCTCGCCGCCTCGCTCGGCACCACCACGGAAAGCGTGCAGGTGCTTGCCCGCGCCGGCGACCTTGCCGGCGTCTCCATGGGCGAGATCGAGCAGGCCACGCTGCAGCTCACGCGGCGGCTTGCCCAGGCGGCACAAGGGTCCGGGCCGGCGGTGAAGGCGCTTGAGCGGCTTCGCCTCACGGCAGAGGAGCTGCGCCGTCTGCCGCTCGACCAGCGCATCGCCGCCATTCAGGAGGCGCTCGCGACCTATGTGCCTGAGGCCGAGCGCGCGGCGGTGGCCTCGCAGCTCTTCGGCGATCGGGCCGGCCTCGTGTTCAGCCGGATCGACACGGCCACCCTGCGCCAGGCGGCCGCGGATGTGCGCGACTTCGGTGTTGCGGTCTCCGACCAGGATGCTCGCCAGATCGAGCGCACCAATGACGCGCTGTCGCGGCTTGGGCTGATCTGGCGTGGGCTGTCGAACCAGCTGGCGGTCGCAGCGGCGCCGGCGCTGGAGGCCGTCGCCAATGCCATGGCGGCACTCGCCCGCACCACCGGGCCGCTCGGGCTGGCGATCAAGGCGCTGTTCGACAACATCGGCAGGCTGGCAACCTATGCCGCCACCTTCGCCGCCTTCATGGCCGGGCGCTGGGTGGCGGGGATGGTCGCTGCGGCCGTCTCCGTGCGTGGCCTCGCCACGGCGCTCGTCCTCCTGCGCGGCGCGCTGATCCGCACCGGCATCGGCGCGCTGATCGTGGCGGCGGGCGAGCTTATCTACCAGTTCGGCCGCCTCGTGCGCGGCGCCGGCGGCTTCGGCGAAGCCATGCGCCTCATGGGCGACGTCGCGCGCGAGGTCTGGGAGCGTATCGGCATGGGTGGCGAGACTCTCGGGCTCGTGCTGCGCTCGGTCTTCGCCCGGATCGAGGCGCTCTGGCTCACGGTCCTGTCCACCCTCCAGAAGGGCTGGGCCGATTTTCTGCACCGCGTCGCGGCGGCTGCCCGCCACGTTCCCGGACTCGACGAGACCGCGCTGGCGCTCGGCAACAGCGCGATCCGAGCGGGCTCGGCCTACTACGAGCTCGCCGCCGCGGCCGATGCGGCCAGGACCAAGGTGGACGATCTGGCGCAATCGGCGCGCGACACGGCAACCGCCATGACCGCGCCGCTGTCATCCATCGCCGCCTTGCGGGCCGCGATGCGGGATGCCTCCGATGATTCCGCGGCAGACATGCAGCGCGCCACCGACGCGGCCGCGCGCTTCAACGAGGCGATCGAGTCGGCCGGCCACAGCGCCACGGCCGCGAAGCCAAAGGTCAAGGAAGCACCCGAAGCGGCCAAGACGGGCTGGGAGGCGGCACTCGCCGCGCTGCGGGACTATGCCGACAAGGCGAAGGAGGTCGGCAAGGAGGTTGGCGATGCCCTCACCCGTGCCTTCAAGGGCATGGAGGACGCCATCGTCAAGTTCGTCACCACCGGCAAGCTCGAGTTCCGGACGCTTGTCGATTCGATCGTTGCCGACCTGATCCGCATTCAGCTACGCAGGCACCTTCTGGGCCCGCTCGCGAACTGGCTCGGCGGCCTGTTCGGTGGCTCGGGCGGTGGGCTCTTCGCGGGCCTCTTTCATGAGGGCGGCCTCGTCACCGCCGCCGGTGGCATGACGCGCCGGCCGATGCCTGCGCTCGCCTTCGCCCATGCCCCGCGCATGCATCGCGGCGGCATGATGCTCCGGCCCGACGAGGTGCCGGCCATCCTGCAGATCGGCGAGCGCGTGCTGTCGCGGCGCAAGGTGGCCGCGCTTCGTCGGGACCGTGAGGCGCGCCGCGAGCCGCCGCTGGTCCTGAACTTCAACATCACGACGCCCGACGCCGGCTCGTTCCGCCGCTCGCAGAGCCAGCTCGTGGCGGAGATGGCGTCGGCCATGGAACGGGCGAGGCGCAACCTGTGACCGGATTCCACGACGTGCGGTTCCCGGACGCGGTGGCGCGCGGCGCCACCGGCGGCCCGGAATACTCGACCGACGTGGTCTCGGTCGCCTCCGGCTACAAGCAGCGCAACCAGAACTGGGACCTCGCCCGTGGCCGCTGGGACATCTCGACCGGCATCCGCACGCGGGAGCAGATGGCCGAGGTGATCGCCTTCTTTCGCGCCCGCAAGGGCCGTGCCTACGGCTTCCGCTTCAAGGACTGGTCGGACTTCCAGGCGGACGCGGAGCCGCTTGCGCCGACCGCCTCGCCGCTCGTGCCGACCGCCTCGCCGCTCGTCTGGCAGCTTGTCAAACGCTATGCCAGCGGCGGCAGCGAGGAGGCGCGCATCGTCACCAAGCCGGTGCCGGGCACGGTGGTGGTGCGAATCGATGGCAACGTCGTCTCGCCGACGATCGACTATCTCACGGGTCGCGTTACGTTCGACACCGAGCCGGCCGCGCAGCCCTATGCCGATTTCGAGTTCGACGTGCCGGTGCGCTTCGACAGCGACCATCTCGCCGTCACCATGCGCCACTTCGACTCCGCCATCGTGCCGTCCATCCCACTGATCGAGATCAGGGGCTGAAGCATCCCATGAAGACCATCTCTGCCGCACTTGCCGAGCATCTCGACGGCGAGGTGACGACGCTTGCCACCTGCTGGCGGATGGAGCGCGCCGACGGCTGGTTGCGCGGCTTCACCGATCACGACAAGGACTTTGAGTTCGACGGGCTCGTCTACACCGCGGCCACCGGCTTCCTGCCGAGCGCGATTAAGTCGGGCTCCGACCTCTCGGTCGACAATCTCGACGTCGAGGGCTTCCTCGATGACGAGGCGCTCAGGCCCGAGGACCTGACGGCCGGCCTCTTCGACGGCGCACGCATTGAGATCTTCCTCGTCAACTGGGCCGACCTGAGCCAGGGCCGGATCGTCCTCCGCAAGGGCTGGCTCGGGGAGGTGAAGCGCGCCGACAGCCGCTTCTCGGCCGAGATCCGGGGTCTCGCCAACAAGCTGCAGCAGACACATGGGATTCTCTACTCGCGCCTCTGCCGTGTCGACCTCGGCAGCCCGGAATGCGCCGTCGATCTCGGTCCGCTCACGGACGAGTACGCGATCGAGACCGTCACCGCCGGCGATGGCTTCACCATCGACACGGTGCGCCCGTCGGGCTTCTTCACCTTCGGCACATGCACGTTCCTGTCGGGGGCAAACGCGGGCGCCGCCACCGAGATCCTATCGCACGTCAACCAGGCGATCCGGCTGTTCACGCCGATGCCGCGGCCTCTTGCCGCCGGCGACCAGGTGCGGCTCGTTGCCGGTTGCGACAAGACGCCGGAGACCTGCCACGCCCGCTTCGGCAACATCCTCAATTTCCGCGGCGAGCCGCACATCCCCGGCAACGACAAGGTCTTCAGCTATCCGACCCAGGGCGGCGGTAACAGCGGCGGGTTCATTGGCTGATGAACGAACCGGCAGCAACGCTTCGCCGCTCGGAGGCGAAGCGCGCCTTCACGCGCGCCGATCTGATCGCGGAAGCTCGTTCGTGGATCGGCACGCCTTGGCGACACCAGGCGGCGATCAAGGGCGTTGGCGTCGACTGCGTCGGCTTCGTGCGCGGTGTGGCCGAGCCGTTCGTCGGCAAGGTGCCGATCGCCATGGACTACACGACGACTTGGCAGCTCTACCGCGCCGAGCCGCTCATGTTCCGCGAGTTCGCCGCGCGCTGCGAGGAGGTGCCGCTCGATCGGATCAAGCCGGGCGATATCCTGCTCTTCGGCTTCGGCAGGGGCCCGGCGCACCACTGCGGGTACGCGTCGCCTGACGGCCGGATCATCCACTGCTACCGGGAAGCCGGCGCCGTGGTCGAGCAGGACCTGACCGACTGGTGGCGCAGGAAGCTGAGGCATGCGTTCCTCGTGCCAGGGATTTCCGAAGGTACTGATCCAACTGGGGCATTCCTCGCCAACGGCTAACCGCGTGTGATCGTTGCACTGAACCAGTGTGGCATTAGCAGCTAATCCTTCGGCCAATCATCGTTGTCGAAGTAACGCCACAGCCGGATTGTGCGGATAGGCAGGTTGATGTCTGAGAACGTTTCGCTCAGGAAATCCAGATAGTAGCGTGCGGTATCGTTCGTGAGCGACGCAACGTGCGCCATCTGTGTGGTGTTCAGCAGTGGCTTGTATTTGCTGGGTCGCGCCTGAAAGCTCATATGGACGATGCGGTTCCTGAAGATCACGAGCCGGTCGATATCCTTCACAAGTCGTTCCTCAAGGACATGTCCACTCGCCCGCTCAATCTGGCCGAGCACGTACGCCCGCTTTTTTGCGAACGAGCCTTTGCGTAGCAGCGCAGCAATGGGCCGAGCACTTCTGCCCCGGAAGTAACACCACGGAGGTTCGCCTGCGCATTCCGAGGGCATCGTATCCGTCATCAACTCGTAAATTGTAGCCAGCGCATCGTTCGTCACTGCTTCGATCGTAGCTACACCCATGACGATTGCCGCGCGGGCATAAATTCCGCGGATGGTCTTGTTTGCTTCCGTCGCGGCGCGGCCCTGCAGATACATTACATCGCGGAGCAAATCGCCTGACTTCGGCTCAAGCCAGGACCGCATTTCTTCCTTGGCTAGTCGCCGCGCGATCTCTGCCAGATCGGGCGGCCATTGCAGGGGTGGGGGCGACCTCTTCGCTCTGCCATCATCCATTCCTGATAGGTCTTCGAGTGCGTGGCGCGTCAGACAGGTGTGACGTCGTAACCGCTGTCGACCAGCTTGACATCGTAGTATACACCCCTGAGCCGAAAGCCTTCGGGCAAAGGCATGCCGGCGTGCGGGTTAGGAGCGAGCTGGAAATCGCCGCCCATCTCGCCGGGACGGTTGGCTGCGTCTACGCGAGAGCACAGGAGAGCGCTCAGACCTTTGTACTCCTTGCGCTGGAACACGCCGGTCGTGACCTTCGCGCCTGATGCCTTCGTAACGGCATCGCGGAAATGATAGCCGGACCCTACCGCCTGTGCAGTCTGGCGATCTATGACAATGTAAGGTGCGCCGACGGTATATCCGGCCTGCAGGATGCGCGGCGGGTCGGTGTCCGCATGATCGAAGGGGATTTCGCGCGGGTTGAGTGCAATTACAAACGCGTCCTTGTCCGAGACGATGCCTTTCTTCAGCCAGTTCGAGTATTGACGCTCGTATTTCTCAGAAATGCTGTTCAAGTAGCGCAGGATGATCTTTTCCTGGGGAACCTCGTAGACCTGTCCTGGAGCGGGGGCGGCAATGTAGTCCGGGGAATCCGGCGCGCCGCAAGTCGGCGATGTGGCCTCAAACCAGATGCGTTGACCCTTGTAAATGATACCGACATCGGGGCCCGGCTTAGGGCAGGTCACCTCGTATCCGGCTAAGATCAACGAGACGGTCAAATACATTTCCCAATAGCGCGCATCGAAATTGGTGCGCAGCTCCGTGCGGAATTCATCGTCGGCGTGTCGTTCGAAAAATATCCATAGGTACTCGCAGTGCCAACGCGCGGATTTCAGCGGGCCGCTGACGGCATCCCGTATGTTGACGTAACCTGGATCGGAAGCGTCACCGTCTGTGAACAAGGGCGTTGCCATTTGAGTTTGGCCCCTTCTACGAACGCAATATGCGAAACGACAAGAAGTTGGTCCACTGGTGGCGCAGGAAGCTCACGCATGCCTTCTGGGTGCCGGAGATTGCGGACGCGTAATGTTCGGCATCGACCGTTCAAGCGATTGCTACAAGCTCGCGAAAATCTGTCTCGCGAATGATCCGGATGGGGAAGCCCTTGGCAATCAGCTCCTCGGCCTTGCGATGCTTTGAGCTCTTCTCATGTCCCGCCAGTCGCTTGACGTCCACGTCTCCGACGACCAGCAGCGTCGTTGCCTTGGTGACGCCCTGCGCCACTTCGCATCCAATGGCGGCGGCCAAGTTGGCCGCCTCCCGGCGCGGTATCTCCAATGCCCCCGTGAACACGACCACCTCCCCGAACAGCGGGCCATCCGGATTGCCCTCGCGCCTGATTGCGCTGCCGGAGCTTGCACTGCTGGGATCGATGGGCTGCCGAACGCGCCGGAGAACGCCTTCAAGATCGAGTCCGGTTTCCGCCATTGCCGCCAGAAGCACGTGCCCGGCGGCCTTGGCATCCTCCAGCGCGTTGTGATGTCGGAACTCGTAGCCGATCCGACTGCAGACGTCAGCAAGCCCATAGCCGCTCCTTGCACACTCCACCCAGGTGCGGCGAGCCACCCTTGCCGAGTCGAGCCAAGTAAAACGCGGCAGCTCGATGGCCCAACGGTGTGCGGCCTGGTGCATCGCCACCCGATCGAAATGCGTGTGCGTCACGACCGTCGCATCACGGAGAAGCTGCTCAATGGTGACCAGCACGTCCTTGTACGCGGGCGCTCCCAGAACCATGCTCTCGTCGATGCCGTGAATGGAGACGTTCACGGGATCAAAGTAATCGTCCGGGTTCACCAGTGAATACCACTCGGATGAAAGGCTGCCGTGCTCGAAAATCGCCGCGCCGACGGCGCAGATCGAGGCCATGTCGGCATTGGCAGTCTCGACATCGATCGCGACAAACTTCATCGGCTGCCCCCCAGAACGTGACTTCGAAAGCGTGGCTGGACCGCCTCGGCACACTCGTTCAGCCACTGAAAGATTAGCATCGGATGGCCCGTCTCGTCCTCTCCGTCGGCGGCATGGTGCTCGGCAACCTTATTCTGCCAGGCCTGGGTAGCGCGCTGGGTGGCGTGCTCGGCGCCTATGTCGGCGGCATCGTCGACCAGCAGCTCTTTGGCGGCTCGCCACAGCAGACCGTCTACGGCCCGCGGCTGCAGGACCTGCGCGTCCACTCGTCGAGCTATGGCGCCGTGATCCCGAAGGCGTTTGGCAAGGCGCGGCTCGGCGGAAATGTCATCTGGATGCGCGGCTTCCGCGAGGAGGTGCGCACGTCCACGACCACGGTCGGTGGCGGCGGCAAGGGTGGCGGTGGCGGCGGTACCACCGTGCAGAACGTGAGCTACCACTACTATACCGATGTGGCGATCGGCCTCTGTCGCGGCCCGAGCCAGGCGATCAACCGCATCTGGGCCGATGGCAATGCGTGGGAGGACGAGAACGCCAGCGAGGTACGTCTCTACACCGGGACGACAAATCAGAATCCCGATCCGCTGATCCAGGCCGTCGAGGGTGCCGACCGAACGCCCGCCTATCGCGGGCTCGCTTATGCGGTGTTCGCCGACCTCTACATCACGCCCTTCGGCAATCGCCTGCCGCAGCTCACCTTCGAGATCGAAGCCTGATCGACCTTTTGTTGCCGTGCTTCCGGACGGAAAACCGGCAACCACTTTTCCTGGAAGCACGGAATGGCGCAGCTCGTGTTGACGCTTGCCGGCTCCGCCGTCGGCGGGCTGATCGGTGGCGGCTTCGGACAGGGCGTCGGCGCACTGGTCGGCGCCTATGTCGGCGGCATCATCGAGCAGGAGCTGTTCGCGCGGCGCGAGGTGGTGCGCAACGAGGGCGCGCGCATCCTCGAGTTCCAGCTCTCGGGCTCGGCCTATGGCCAGACGATCCCACATGTGTTCGGCCGCACGCGTCTTGCCGCCAACATCATCTGGATGCGCGGCATCCGTGAGGAGCGGGTAGTCGAGCGCCAGGAGATGGGAGGTGGTGGCAAGGGCGGAGGCGGGAGCCGGCAGGTCGTCGAGACCGTCACCTATCATTACTACGCCGACGTGGCGCTCGGGATCGCGCGCGGCCCGCTCACCTCGATCTACCGCATCTGGGCCGACAAGCAGCCGATCGACCCCGATCACGTCGGAGAGATCCGGCTCTACTACGGGGACGCGGACCAGGATCCCGATCCGCTGATCCAGGCCGCAGAGGGCGCCGAAAGAACGCCGGCCTTCCGGGGACTCGCCTATGTCGTCCTGGAGAATCTGTGGCTCAATCCCTTCGGCGCGCGCCTGCCGAACTTCGAGGTCGAGGTGTTTCGTGGTTCGCCCGCAGGCTCCGGCGACGCACGGCATCTCATCAAGAGCATCTGCCTGATCCCGGCCTCCGGAGAGTGGGCCTATGACACCGACGTGGTGCGGGATCTCCGTCGCAGCGGTGCTGCCAGCGCGCCGGGCTCGGGCGGCGCGATCAACCGCAACACCGGCCAGAGGCGCTCGGACTTCCGCGTCGCTATCGACAATCTCCAACGCGAGATCCCGAACATCGAGTGGATCAACCTCGTTTATGCCTGGTTCGGCACCTCGCTCGATGTCGCGACCTGCTCGATCCGGCCGGAGGTCGAATGGCATCTCAATGCCTGGGACACGCGCGAGACGGCGCCGCACATCTGGTCGCTGATGGGGCTTGGACGCAATGCCTGGCCGCGGGTCTCGACCTTCACCAAGCCGGATGGGTCGACCGGCCTCTTCTATGGCGGCACCATTGCCGATGACGCGGTCATCCGGGCGATCCAGCATCTGAAGCAGCGCGGCTACCAGGTCCTGTTCTATCCGTTCCTGATGATGGACATTCCGCCGCCGGACCCGGCGCCATTTCCCTGGCGCGGTCGCATCACCGGCGCGGCGGCGGACGTGCCGGGCTTCTTCACGCGGCCGGACGGATACCTGCGCTTCGTGCGCCACTGCATGGACCTGTGCACCGAGGCCGGCGGTGTCGACGCCTTCGCCATCGGCTCGGAGATGCGGGAACTCAACCGCATCCATGACGCGAGCGGCGTCTACCCGGCGGTCTCCTATTGGAAGCAGATCGCGGCCGAGGCGAAGGCGGAGCTGGGATCAAACTGCCTCGTCACCTATGCGGCGGACTGGACCGAGTACCGCTACCACGATCTCGGCGACGGCAATGTGCGATTTCCGCTCGATGCGCTGTGGGGCGACCCGAACATCGATGTGGTCGGCATCGACGCCTATTTCCCGATCGCCGATGCGCCGCGGCCGACCTACGACAAGGAGGCGCTGAAGGCCGGCTGGGCGGGTGGCGAGCTCGTCTCCTATTTCTACGAGACGCCCGAGGACCGCGACCTCGCGCGCCGCGACTTCGACCCCCAGCACAGCCCGATCGACGACCCCTTCTACGCCTACAAGGCAATCGAGCACTGGTGGGCAAGCGAGCACCGCGAGCGGGTCGATGGCGTTCCCACTGGGCCGGCGACGGATTGGGTCCCGCAGTCGAAGCCCATCTGGTTCACCGAGTACGGCTTTCCCTCGGTCAACTGCGCGGCCAACCAGCCCAACGTCTTCATCGACCCGAAGTCCAGCGAGAGCTTCGCGCCCTACTACTCGAACCGCTCGGTCGACCGCGTCCAGCAGCGTGCCGCCATCGAGGCGACCGAGGAGTTCTGGGCCGATCCGACGAACAATCCGATCTCACAGGTCTATAGCGGCCGCATGGTCGAGCGGCTGTTCCTGTGGACGTGGGATGCGCGGCCCTATCCGTGGTTTCCGGCGCTGACGCGGGTCTGGTCGGACGGCGAGAACTACCGGCTCGGCCACTGGATACAGGGCAAGCTGGGCAACATGCGGCTTTCCGACATCGTGGCCGAGCTCTGCCGCATGGCCGGGCTCGAAGAGGAGAATTTCGATGCCGACGATCTCGACGACGAGGTGGTCGGCTACGTGGTCACCGAGCGCCAAGCCGTGCGCGAGATGATCGCCGTCCTGCAGACCGCCTACTTCTTCGATGCGGTCGAGACCGGCGGCGCGCTGGTCTTCCGGAAGCGCGGCACCGGCGATCTCGTCGCGTTCAATGCGCAGGACCTGGGCGCTGCCGATGGCGATGGCGACCGCTCGCGCATCCGCGTCGAGCGCACCCAGGACACGGAGCTGCCGATCGCCGTCGACGTGGTGCACATCGACGAGGGCCGCGACTACCAGTCCTCGACCGCCACCGTGCGCAAGCAGGTCGGCCGCTCCGAGAGCGTGACCACCTTCTCGCTGCCGATCGTGCTCACCATCGAGCAGGCCCAGGCGATCGGTCAGCGGGCGCTGCGCGAGATCTGGCAGGGCCGCGAGGCCTATGACCTGAAGCTGCCGGCTCGCTGGCTGAGGCTCGATCCGACCGATCTCGTCGATGTGCCGGTCGACGGCGTCACGCGCCGGCTGCTCGTCACCGCCGTCACCTATGGCCGCCCGGGCTTGGTGCTAGTGCGAGGGCTAGCCACCGACGGCGGCGTGCCGGAGTTCGTGACCGTGGAAACAGGCTCGGGCGCCATCCCGCCGTCGGCGCCCGAGCCACCGGCGCCGATCCGCATCGAGCTTCTCGATATGCCCTTGATGCTCGACGCCCACGATGCCTCTGGCCCGAGTTTCTATGTGGCGGCCTGCCCGGTCGGGCCCGGTCGCTTCCGCGGCGCCGTGCTCTATCAGCCGACCGCCGACGGTCTCGACTACACGGTGGCAGCCGTCGCCTCGGCACCGTCGGTCATGGGCGAGACCCTCTGGGACCTCCATCCCGGACCGGTCGGGCGCTGGGACCGCGGCAACGTCTTAGAGGTCCAGCTCGACCACGGCAGCCTCGAAACGCTGCCCGAGGAGCGCGTGCTCGCCGGCGCCAATGCGGCGCTGGTCGGCAACGAGGTGCTCCAGTTCCGCAATGCCGAGCTGGTCGGCGAAGGCCGCTACCGGCTCTCCATGCTGCTGCGTGGTCAGCTCGGCACCGAGCATGAGACGGCATTCAAGCCGGCGGGTACGCGCTTCGTATTGCTCGACCCGGCGCGCCAGCCGCGGCCGCCGTTTTCGCTGTCGCGACTCGGCGCCGATATCGCCTGGGTTACGGCGCCAGTGCCGCAGGGCCCCACTGGCGATCTCGCGCAGGAGATCGTGTTTGCAAACCTGGGCGCCGGCCTTCGGCCCTATGCGCCGGTGCATCTCAAGGGCCGGCGGGATCCTGCGACTAGCGACTGCTGATCACCTGGATCAGGCGCACGCGCATCGGCGGCGACTCCTGGGGCTTCGAGGTGCCGCTCGGCGAGGAAGCCGAGCGCTACGCCATCGACATCCGTGACAGCGGCACGGGTGCGGTCGTTCGCATGATCGAGGTGACGAGCCCGTCTGTCCTCTACACGGCCGCGCAGCAGGCGGCGGACTTTGGCGATCCCGTCACCGGGTTCGGCGTTTCGGTGAGCCAGATCTCGCAGAGCTACGGGCGCGGCGTGGCCGCGGAGGCGACCATTCATGTCTGAGAGCACGCATCTCAAGCTGCCCTACCTCGCGGCCTCGCAAGCCCAGAAGCACGTCACGGTCAACGAGGGCCTCGCCAAGCTCGATATCCTTGTCCAGTGCGCGATCATCGAGCTCTACCGCAACGATCCGCCGGCGACCCCGGCCGACGGCGACCGCTACATCACCGGCGACGAGCCGACCGGAGCCTGGGCCGACAAACCATTCACGCTCGCGACCTATGTCGATGGCGTCTGGGTCTTCCATGAGCCGAAGCCAGGCTGGCGCGTCTACAACCTCGCCGACGACACGCTCTATGTGCTCGATGCCTCCTTCGCCTGGGTGAAGGTTGGGCTGCCCGACAGCGGCGCCGAGATTCAGAATGTCGCGCTGCTCGGATTGGGGACCACGGCGGATGCGTCCAATCCCTTCTCGGCCAAGCTCAATGCTTCGCTCTGGACCGCCCGGTACGCGGGCGAGGGCGGCAGCGGCGATCTCTTCTATACGATGAACAAGGAGGCGGCCGGCGGCGACCTCGGTTACGTCTTCCAGACCGACTTCGTCACCAAGGCGCTGGTCGGCCTTTTCGGATCGGACAGGTTCCGCGTCGCCGTCTCGGCCGACGGCAGCGCCTTCATTGACGGCTTCATCGTTGATAACGAGACCGGCATCGTCGACCAGCCCCGCCTGCCGCGCTTCAAGGGCTACACCAACTTCGACAACTACGTCGCCGTCGATACCTGGACCAGGATTGCGATCAACAACACCGAGTACAACGACCAGAGCGCCTTCGACGCCGGCAACAATCGCTTCGTGGCGCCGGTCGCCGGCACGTATCTCTTCGGCGCTTCGCTTCTCTACAAGGTGAATTCCAGCACCGCTGCGCGCATGCGCGCCCGGCTCGTGCTGAACGGCACGACCGAGATCAGGGGCTCGTTCGGCGAAGTCTCCGGCGCGCATGTCTCCGAGGCCACGGCGCTGTGGCTGCAGACCATGGCTGTCCTCGACCAGGGCGACACGGTCGAGCTGCAAGGCTACTTCCGCGCCCAGGACGGCTACTTCGCCGCTGACCACACCGCCTTCTGGGGCTGCAAGGTCGGATAGGCGCCAACGCCGCGCCACAGGCGGCCACACGGCGCGAATGCCCGACTCCCTGGCGTCATGGTCCCGCCTTGCCTGAACGCGCGCCCGTGCGCGCGACGTTGGCGCATGTTCGCGGTCCCAGCCGAGGTCTCGCGCCCGCAACAGCAAACCTGAAATCCAACTCAGCCGAGGAACACGGCAATGACTCCGCCGAAATCAGAGGACGGCTACCTCCGCATGGCCGAGTCCGAGTTCGAGGAGCTGCTCGCGCGCGCCGCCGAGCGCGGCGCGCGCCGGGCGCTTGCTGATGTCGGGCTCGAAGGCAAGGAGGCCGCTCTCGATGTCCGCGATCTGCGCTCGCTCATCGAGTGCATCCGCTTCGTGCGGCGGACCGCCGTCCAGACGGCCGTGCGCCTCATCACCACCGGCATCCTGCTCGCGCTTCTCGCTGGTATCGCCATCAAGCTGAAGCTGTTCGGCAACGGCTCCTGACTTCGACGCAAACCTACGACCGCTGCGGCCCGCCTCTCCGGCGGGCCTTTTCGTTTGGAGAACCGCACATGAATCCGAAGTGGTACCAGATCGCCATGGCCGAGCTTGGCCAGCAGGAGATCCCCGGCGCCGAGCACAATCCGCGCATCGTCGAGTATCACCAGGCGACCGGTCTTCGCGCTCAGGACGACGAGACGCCGTGGTGCGGCGCCTTCGTCGCCTGGTGCCTCGGCGCGGCGGGCATTCGCTACAAGAAGGCATCCGCCGCCTCGGCGCGGTCCTGGCTCAACTGGGGCCGCGAGCTGAAGCGCCCGACCATCGGCTGCGTGGTTGTGTTCTGGCGCGGGCGCCGCGACGGCTGGCAGGGGCATGTCGGCTTCTATGCCGGACGCGATGCGCAGGGTCGCATCCTGGTGCTCGGCGGCAATCAGGGCAACGCCGTGAGCGTCCGCCCATAGTCCGCAGACCAGCTCCTCGGCTATCGCTGGCCGGAGGGGTTGCCGCTGCCGCCCGATATTCAGCCGCTGCGTGAATCTGGCGTCATTCAGGGCAGCTCGGTCGCTGCCGCGAGCGGCGCCGTTGTTGTCGCCGAGAACCTGCCGGTGGTCGTCAACCAGTTGGAGCGCGCCGACGGCCATCTCCAAGCCGGCACGATCTTCGGCCTGGTCATTGGCCTGCTGATCATCGCCGGCGCCGGCTGGGCGCTGTGGCAGCGCATCCGCGCCGCGCGCGAACTGCGCGATGGAGTAGCACGATGATCTCCTGGATTCTCTCGCTTCCCTCGGTGCGACGGCTCGGTCTCTGGATCGGCGCCGTCATCGCTGCCCTGGCGGCCATCGCCGCCATCCGCCGGTCCGGCGAGCGCGCCGGACGCCTCGAGGAACGCCTCAATCAACAGGAGGAAATCGCCGATGCCGAGCGTCGGATGCTGGATGCCTCGCGCGATCGCCCTCGTGATCGCGACGACCTTGCTCGCCGCATGCGCGACGGCACGTTCTGAGCGGCCGGCGGGCGTCGTCTGCCCGCCGGTCCCGATCTACAGCGAGCCATTCCTTAAGCGCGCCGCCGATGAGCTCGAACGCCTGCCTGCCGGCTCCGCCATCGAGCAGATGCTTTCGGACTATCAGGTCATGCGGGATCAGGCGCGCGCGTGCCAGCGAAAGTGATTTTGGCGTCCTAGGATCCGGAACCAGAACCGGAGAGGCGCTACTCCTTTTCGAAGCCATGTGAGGTGAACTTCAAGGTTCGGCTGTTCTCGGTCACGGTTCTAACGACGTTTTCCGGAACGCCATCTGGGGCAAGAGCCTCGATCTCCATTGTCACAGTCACCGTTGCGCCGACGAGACCGGAGAGATGCGCGATCACCTCTTCAGCAATCCGTCCTGCGTCCCTGCCAACGCGGGCTGCGTCCAGTTTGACCGTTCCATAGTAGCGTCTTGGCTTGGCAGTGACTGCACTGTCGGTGCTGAAAGCATCACTCACTTGTTCGCCTTGCTCGCCAAGACCAGATTCGCCCGCTGTACCGGCGGTCGTTGTATCGGCGCCCGCAGCGGCGGAGGCTTGGTCGGCCTCTTGCTGTCGCAACGCGACCTCGGGCCTGACCACGAGGCCGTCGCTGCCTTCGTGCACTGTGTCGACGCGTTGCCCGCAACGGAGGCCGCGGTAGCGCCCCCTTGCCTCGTCATAGGCATCCGCGTAGGCGAAGGACTCCTGACGCCAAAGCAGCAACCCCAGCCCATCCTGGATCGCCGCAGCAAGGACCGAGGGGTCACGGAGACGCGGCAGGTACACATACCGTGCGAAATCCTCGCTCAGCTGCCGAACGGCGACATGGTCGCCGCGCCAAAGCGGAATGCGATCGAGCTCCATCCGCAGGCGAGTGCCGGCAAGCGAAGGCACCAGTAACTCTTCGGAGCGCAGCTTCTTTGTAACGCGGACAGCGAGACTCTCTTGCCCTGAAAGTCGATAGGCCTGCCACTCAATAGGAGACTGCGGTGTTTTCTGGATCGGCACGAGGAGCCACTGATAGGCCTCCGGCAAACGCGCGATGACTGCCCCATCTGCCGCCTTCAGTTGCGTCTCTGCTTGACGCACTTGATGCGGGTCGAGGTTAAGCTCGTTCTTTTCGGCCAGAATTGAAGACCACGCGAGATATCGACGAATGGCTTCGTCGAGGTCCTGCAAGCGCGCTTGGTCGACCGCGAGAAAGACGAGGGTGTTCTGAAAGAGACGCGGTGTGTTACCGCGGCTTTGCAGAATTGCCGCTGCCGCCGCTTGCGCCTTGTTGTTTGCTTCCCTGCTGTACGGATGTTCGGTGCCCAAGATGACCAATCGCGCATCCATGTCATCAGGCACGTCCGCACCTGACTGCGGCATTGGATGGACACGCTTGAAGTCTCCCATCGTCCGAAGATCGGAACGGACGCGCTGATTGATCTGTTCGACGACCTTGTCGGTGTCGCGCTTGTATTGTTCTGCCCGATCTTCGGCCAGCTTGGTGACGGTCGGCTGCGTCGAATACCAGTATCGCGGACCATCCTGATAGAGGAAGGTCGCGGAAGCGCTCAACCGCCGCAATGCATCGCCGAAGACGGCGGGCGACTCGCCCGGCATGACGCAACCAAGCCTGATGCGCCGGTCTTCGATGCCGCGGTTGGCTGCCGAAGCCATCGGGGCCGAACCAAGATAGACAGTGCGTGCCACGCGCCGTGTCGCGGCGAACTTGCCCAAGTTCGGCACCTCGCCGTCGATTCGCAAAGGCAAGGCATTCGGCCCATCGACATCCTTCTCGATGATGGGCTTCCATTGATCCGACAGATACCGCGTGAGCTCGTCGCGCACGCGCGGATCGTCGATCGGGATGTTGGCCGGCATGATGAGCGGGTTGCGATCGCCTTTCTCCCACAAGCTGTGGATCACTGCCGCCATCAGCCGCAGCACACCGCGCGTGCGCTGGAACTTCGCCAGCGTCGACCAGTCTGTGTAGAGCCGGTCGAAGACTTCTGGGTGGATCGGATAAGCCGCGCGCAGTCGACGCTCGTAGTCGGAATCGCTGCATTCCGGCGGAAATTCCTGATGTTGAACTCGGTAGAGATCGGCGAACGCGCGCGCGACGTTGTCACGCGCGGTGAACTGCTCCCGGTCGATCAAGGGCTCGAAGAGCCGCCGCCGGACAATCTCGAACCCCTCCTCGGTGCTTGCCGGAGCCCATGAGGATTCGACGCGCCCGATGACGTTCTTGAGACGCGCTAACGCTGCCCGACCGCGAAGACCTCCCACCTCTTCGTCGTCGGCCTGGGCATGCGGCGAAGCCGCCGTGTCCGACGCCGGCAAGCTGATCACCAGCAGGCACTGCTTTGCAAGTTTCGCCGACTCGGTGAGGGCCTGCGCAAATGTGAAATGCGTCTCGAAACTGCCGGCAGGCAGGTCGGCGTCGTCATGCAGTTGGCGAGCGTACGCGACCCATTCGTCGATCAGAATGAGACATGGTCCGTATTCGTTCATCAGCTCGCGCAGCACGTCGCCCGGGCTTGTCGCGCGCTCATCGTCCTGCCGGACCTTCTCGAAAGCCGCTCTGCCGCCGAGTTGCCAGGCAAGCTCGCCCCAAAGCGTCTTGACGACCGTGCCATCCGACTTGACCGAAGGATTGCCGGGCGAAATCTTGTTTCCGACCAGAACCACCCGCCTGACGTTCGGTGGAAGCTGCTCGATTCCGGCTTCGCCCATCAGCGCATCGACGCCGAGCAGTTCGCCTGGCGCTGCGCCTGAGAACAGATGATAAAGCGCCAGCATCGAGTGGGTCTTGCCGCCGCCGAAATTGGTCTGAAGCTGAACCACCGGATCGCCGCCTTGACCGGCGAGGCGCCGCATCGCGCCGACAAGCAAGTCCCTGAGGCTTTGAGTGAGAAAGGTTCGGCGAAAGAATTCGGTCGGTTTGCGATACTCGTCGGTTCCCTCGCCGAGATGGACCTGCCAAAGGTCCGCCGCGAACTCGGCTTGGCTGTAGCGTCCGCTCGCCACATCCTTGTGCGGCGTCACGACCTCCCGCCAGGGCTTGATGGTCCCAGTGACCTGGCTCTCAATGCTGCCGCCGCCACGTCGGCGCTCGCTGCGCGCCTGCTCCTCGAAGATCAGCCGGCGCAGCTCCATCTTCATGCGATTGACGTCGTCTGCCTGCGGCGCGGAGACGGCGGTGAGCAGCCGCGCGATGGAATCGAGCGCGCGATCGGCATCGTCGCTGGAGAAGGCGCCCTGATGGGCCCAGTTGTTCCGGTGGCCGCGGATCTCGCTCACAAGGCTCCGTTCGGCGTGCCCGAGCGTCTTGCGGAACACCTCGTTCCACGTCTCCCACATCAGCTTGAGGAGGCCGGCAGTGTCCCATTCCGCAATCGGCTTCTTGGCCAGCATCGGGTCTTCGGCGAAGCGGCGGACGGTCTCCATGTTGATGGTGCGCGCCCTGACCGCCTCCTGCACCTCCCGCTCGACGAAAGGGGCGAGGCCGGACCGAAGCAGATCGAGCGCCTTGCCGACACGTTCCTGATTGGTCATCGCCATGGCTCACCTCACGCAAACATTTCGGCCTGGGCCGGGCTCCCGACGGCGGCGGCTTCGCGCGCAAGGCGCATGATCTCGGGCCAGCTCTGAACGAGGCCGTTGTAGGACAGCGCTTCGGCCGCGCGCTTCTTGCGCTCGGCGATCACGTATAGGCGGTAGGCAAGCTCGCGGGCGATCTCGGCCTTCGCGCCGAGCTTCGCCACCAGCGATGCGGCGGCGCTTTCGCCGCCCGCTTCCAGCGCGCGGATCAGGTGATGCACGATCTCCCAGACCGTGAGGCGCGGATCGGTGGCAGGGTCCCAATCCGGTTGAAGCTCCTGGGGCTTGAGGAGGCGAACCTTGCCGCCCTTCGAGACCGCGATCTTCGCCTCGACGAGACCCGACACCGCCGTGTTCTTGGCGCGGGCGAGCACGTCCGCGACGCCGAACTCGCCGTCGTCGAAGCCGTACTGTTCGAACCAGGCGATGGCGAAGCGGCTGTCCGCGTCGAAATCGCCTTCCTGCTCGGCCAGCACTTCGTCGAGCACCTGGTTGATGAGCGCGAGCGCTTCGCGCACGGAGAGCTGCTTACCCTCTGCATCGACGACCTTCGCGTAGCGCGTGAAAATCGCCATGCCGGGGCCGATGGCGGCTTGCGCGAGATCGACCGGCGCGATGTTGCCGCGCTGGAGTTGGGCAAGCGCGGCGGGGAGCTCCGCCTTCAGGGCGTTGAGAAAGTCGCGGCGCGTCGCGGTTGCTGCATTCTCCGCACGTGGGCGGCAGACGAGGACGATCGAGGATGCGAGGGCGGCTACGTTCTTCTTCAGGTTGCCCGTATACTCCGTACGCATTGGCCAAGTGCCGCTGATGCCGAAGCCAGCACGGATGACGGCATCGAGGAAGGTCTCCCAACCGGTGCTCGCTGTACCGTTGTTGCCGTCGGTCTCAGACTGCTTGAAGGCGTAGTAGATGGTGGTCGGGAATCCTGGGTGGGCCTGTTCGGCGAGGCGGTGCATGGCCTCCGTCATACCGTCGAGGAAAAACTTTTCTGCCGCCTCTTTACTGCCGTGCCGATAGGGCGTCGCAACCAGTTCTTCGGCTTTGGGCACGGCCATGGTGCCGAACAGGTCCGGTAAAACAGGTCGTAACGTCCGGCGCAGCCAGACGTAAAAGAAATCGGACAGATCGGCGTAGCCAATGTTGTCGTAGTATGGAGGATCAGTGGAAACAAGTTTGTCAGCGCTCATGTTCTGCGTTGCAGCGTCGGCTGGAACAGCAAACCCATCTGAGAAAATCCCAAGATCGTTAATCATTTCGGCCGCTTGCTCAATTCCAAGCAAAACGTTGCCCGAGGACGTGCTAAACGGGTTGGCTTCAGCGAAGTCCCACACCATAGGAAGCGCTTGGCGACCAAATGTGGAAACAATGCCATGTCGAGTCTGATGCCAAGCGCACAGTGAGGACCAATAATTGGCGCCCTTGTCCACCGCGAACGCCAAGTACACCCCCACCGCCTCCGCATACGCCGTCGCGCCGGTGCCGCCGTCGGCGAGCGGTTTGCCGTCGTCGGGCAGGCCGGCGGCGATGGCGTC